TGTTTGACTTTAATCCTAACAATGAAATGTGGCCACCTGAACTTATAAAGTTTTTTAAAACTAACAATATTAAAAAAGTAAGCGGTCAGTTGCAAAGAAAAATAATTGCAACAATAGAAAATTCAGCCGCAGGTCGTGCGTATGCAGAATCATTAAAAGGCCCTAATAAACAGGGTACTTTAGTTCAAGGATTTGCGGTATTTAATGAACTAATAGATTACACAGGAGAAGATTTTAAAAAATATGAAGAAACTCTTTTTGTTAGTTTAGATCAAAGTGCAAAAGCTACATTTAGTACAGACAAACAAAGCGTAGCTAAAATGAAACAACATGCCAAAAACGCAGCTTTTGTTATTGTTCCCGATGTTGAATTCGGTGATATAGAAATCGGAAAACTCGCAGCACAATTACAAGATGAAGATACTGTTATGGGTGCTTTAAATAAGCAAGAATTTGTTGAATATGTTAAGCAATTAGGTGAAGAAGCTAAATTTAGAGGTGCTTTTTCCCAGAACACAAATACTGCTTCAGGTGCCGAAAGTGCATTAAAAGAATATTTAGATCGCTATTCAATTACTGCACTTAACGCTTATAACAAATTAAGTGCTGAAGATAAAAATATTTTAATAAGTGCAGTAGTTGGGAAAAGTTCTCTTGAGGAACTAATGGGAGATTCTGAATTTAGAAGTATATCGGACCCTTTGATTGCTAAAGGGGATGAACTTTTATCACAGGATATAGCTAATTCATTTGCAGCAGGTATAGACGATTTTGTTATCGGAGCTTTTAAACAAAAAGGATTAATAGACGCAAATACTACACCTGAGTTTTATAATCATATTCAAAAAAATGTAGCACCTGTTATTAGTTTTAAAGCTCAAATGAGTGGAATTAGTAATTCATCAGATTTAGACACGTTAATTAACGAAATGATTTCTGGGGAAGATGCTCAAAAGAATCCAATAAATTATGGCTTACCCGCATATGATATTTATCAATCTGCTTACGATAGACAACTTGGGGTTACAGCAGCAGACGTATTGTCTGGTGCCGCATTACCGCCTTCTGCACCAGGTGGTCCTACAATAGGTAGAGTTGAAGATGTAAGTGCAAAATATGATTTAAGTAATATATTGCCGCAATTACAACCTTACGCCCAAACAAGACCTGAGTTCGCTGCTTTCATGGCAGAAGAAATGCAAAAAGGTACATTTAAAGAAGATTGGCAAAAAGCTGCAACCGCACAACCTCTTGAAGATAGAGGTGCCTTTTTAGAAGAACGTGGTGAAGAACGAGAATATTGGAGTGGCAGATTGTCAGATGCTCAAGCAGCATATGACGCTAATCCGTCACAAGAAAACGCCGATGCGTTGCAAACAGCGCAAGAAGCTGATGCAAAAGCTCAACAGCATTACGAAATTGAAACAGGAAAAACAAAGTTTGCGCTTGTTCCTCCCAAAGAAGATGCCGATGATCCGTATCAATATGGCGTATCAGGCAAATTAATTACTGACCCTACATTAACTGAGGAAGAAAGACTTGCTTCTTATTACGACTTTATAGGAAGAGCCACCCCAGAAAAACCGATAACAGAAACAGAAAGAGCGGAAGCATTAGAAAAAGCGGAAAATTTAGCAAAGATGATGCCTACTGTAGACGATGTTTTTGATTATAAAATAGACCCAGAAACGGGAGATCCTATAAAAGGTAGTGGGGCTACAGAACTAGCCCAACTTATGACTACTACACCGCAAACAACATCTGAGTTTTTCCAATCGCAATTACCGGGATTTGAAAAACGGTACAAAGAGAGTTCGTTCTTTAAACAAGAAGAAGATCGAATTAAACGTGAACAAGAAACCGAAGAATCACAAAGGCGTAGACAACTTAGACAAAGACCGACTGGAATGTCTGTCTTTACTAGAGCGAGGAGATAATGGGCAGAGGATTTTCACTACGAGATATTAACAAAATGACAGAAGAAGAAGCAGGCATCTATTTTGATAAAGTGCCTGGCTTTGAAAATCTTAAAAAACAATTAGATGAAGAAAAATCTGACAAACCATTTTTCTTAAATCTGCCTGGTTTTGAAGATCCAAGAACACCTACGGAAAAACAAGCCGTTGTAAACCCGTATACAGGTGAAACAAAATACGACAAAAAACCTGAAACATTAGAAGAGTATGAAAACCGCCAAAAAGAATTGAAAGAAAAGTTTGGACCACTTGCAATCGATTATGGTACGCCATTAGCTCCCGAAAAATTAACATGGAATTTTAAAAAGAGTAAAGGTGATGATTTAAATATTTTAGATTATGTTGCAGCTTCTGACGAAGCGGCACTTACAGCAATATCAACTGCTTTTTTGACATCAACTTTTTCTAATATGGCCCTACATAACCCGACAGAATATGACGAATTAAGCAAAAAATATGATGGAGAAACTAATCCATTAAAGTTAGCTATGCAAGCAGGATTAGAAGGTGAGGTACCTTTTGTTGATCCAAATTCCGTACAAGCAATGGAAGAACTTTTGAAAGGAAATAGAACAAAAGATAGTGCAATTAGAGTTTTGTCTACAAGTAACGAAAACCGTGGATTACTTGGTGCGTTAGCTACAGGTATTATAAATCCAATAAATTATGTCCCTATAGGCGGTGGGGCCAAACTTGTTCTTGGTACAGGAAAAATCGGAAAAAGTTTAGTAACAGGTTCTACTGCTCTTGCAGATAATGTAGATGTTTTGAATTCTATTGTTAAACATGTCCCAGATTCTATAAGTCAACAACGTCAATCGCTTCCTGATATTGAATATATAAAAGAAGGTTTTGTGAGCGAAGTATTTAATAAAAAACTAGACATCATGGGCGATGCGGATTTATACGAAAACGATTTAAGAATGTGGCTCAACATGCCTGATGATGGTGTAACCGATTTAGGTAAATACTTTACATACATGAATGACAATACTCCACATGCTGCCATACAAATGGCTAGAGTAGACGAAATGATGGTACGCCTAATTGATTTAGGTCTTGTAGAACAAGTATCCGGTAATGTTTATAAAAAACGAATACGATCCGGAACTGCAGCGCATCTTAATATATTACAAGGTTACGCTAATTCTTTAGGAAAAACGTCAACGTCAGGGTCCATGATTATGGGACTTCGTACTTTAAATGAAATTGTCGGAGAAATAGTTAATATTGAAAATCCTTATATACAAGGAATTGTTAAAAAACTTGGAATTAACCCTTCTGTCGGAGCAACAACTCCTGTAGAAAAAGCCATCATTGCATACTTAAGACAGAGTATTAGTATTGATGAACTTATTGAAGTTGCGTTACAAGCAGGACTTGATTCACGTTCTTTATTTGGTAAAAAATTCGGAATAAAAGGTTCATTGCGATTAGGGGAAATGCCAATATCAATAGATAAAGACGGAATTGTTGAAGGCACAGGAACTGCTTGGAACGATGTGTTTAGTGATCCGCAAGCATTTAAAGATGTTTTATCAGATGAAGCCCTTGAATACATACAAGAATTTAGAAAGATGGTTGACGATATTGAAGCACTTAGAGTTGCTGAAGGTTTGACTCCACTAACTAAAGATAGGGGCGGATTACTTTATATTCCTAGAAAAGTCGATTCTATTGATGCTGTAAAAATATTAGGTAGAACAGATTCACATCAATCAAGAACTTATGATTTAGCTACAGAAGGTATGTTTGGATACCTTGACGAAACAACCGGCGAATTTGTAGGGCAAGTTAATTATTTAGCATCCCCAAGAGAAACTCTTAAATTACATTTAAAAGCAGCTTATCACGAAATTTTAGATGAACAATTAACTACATATTTAACTGACAATAATATTGGCGTAACTCTTGATGAAGCGTTTCAAACAGCATTTCCTAAAATAGCTAAAAGATATGACGACACCAAAAAAGCTAAATCTGCAGCACAGAAAAAATTAAAAACACTTAGTTCTCAATTAGGTGAAGAACCGTCAAAACGTGATCCTAGACGTTTTGCAGAACGTTCCGAATTAGATTGGAATGAAAGAACAATTGAAAGTTACAAAAAATTAGTAAAAGATATTGATGAAGCCAGAGCAGAATATGGTAAAGCCAAAGCGGCATTTAATGAACAACGGCTTTTAAGAGCCAGAAAAATGTCTAAATTACGATGGGACGAAACAGCATCTGGAAAAATATTTGGTGGTACAGCAGAAAACATATCTGTAAAAAGATGGCGTAATCGGCTTTATAAAAAAGAAGATTTTGACACAATTCAAAGTGGAATCAAAAGTTCATATGGAGACCCCACTAATTTCGTTGCAGGAGCTACGGGAAGAATATCGAACACTATAAGGTTCTTGTCATCTTTCTTAGATTTTGGCGCACCATTTATACAAGGGTTACCAACTTTAGCCAGAAACCCTATAGTTTGGTCACAAGCTACTAAAGCACACTTTGCGGCATGGTTTGATCCTGCTGTGCAAGCAAGATTTATGAGAGAAAATCTTGAAACTTATCAGGAAATGGCAAAGTATGGCGTACCAGTCGGAGACGTTGAAGTTTTTTCTGCGGTTAAAAGAGGTGGCGGATTAAATCCTGCAGAGTTATTAGACATGCTTCCAAAAGATGCAGGCGATTCAAAATTCTTACAAGATACTTTATTAGGTAAAGCTACCGTTAAAACCGGTAAAGCTGCTGAAGCAGCCCGTGGTAGTGAAGTAGCAGGTGTGCTTGGCGTTCCGGGAAGACAAACTGTTGGAAGATTTCAATCTTCTTATTCTACATTTTTAGGAATGAGCAGGGCTTTGCTTTGGAAAAACATGAAAGATGACTGGGTAAAATCAGAAAGAAAAGGAAACAGTCTTTCTGAATTAGCAGCACATATAAGAAACATGACAGGTGCGTTAGATTCAAAAGCACTTGGCGTATCTTCAAACTTACGTGCAGTTGAAGGAACGTGGCTTGCGTTTTCGCCAAGATTGTTACGTTCAACATTTGCACTCGTTTCAGATGCTGTCAGTTTTTTGCCTACCGAAATTTTAGGAAGAACAACAAAAAATCGTGCCATAGCTTCTGTCAGGCAAAAAGAAGCATTTCGTTCTTTAGCTACGCTTCTTACAGGAGTTCATGGAATATATATGGCAACAGAATGGTATGTAGGACTTGCAAGAGGAAATAGTTTTGAACAAATTAGTTACGATATAAGGCGTGGCTTAAATCCGTTAAGTGGCAGTAAGTATTTAAGCGTAGAAATTAACGGACAAAATTACGGAGTTGGCGGACAAGTTAGAGCATTAACACAAGTCATGACTGCTGTTGCTTCATCATTTGCTCCAGGCGGAAAAGATTTTGAAGATTTATATTCGACTGATTTGTATGAAAATCCAATCTTTCAATGGTTATCGTACAGAGGAGCAGTAGGCCCAAGAATTGCACAAGCTGTTTTGGAAGCTGCGTCTCAACGAGATGCCGCACCATTTGACAAAATAGAAGGCCCAATAGATGTAGCGTTACATTTAGGAACGGGAGCATTACCTTTTGCAATTCAAGGAAAATTAGAAGGTGACAATATGCCCGGTTCACTTTTTGGGTTTTTAGGTGGTAGATCAAGTCCTGAAAGGCCAAATAGTGAAATTAGAAAAATACAAGAAAATTTATGGTTTAGAACTTCAGTTGAAAAACTCGCTGAACTAGGACATGTAAATCCAGATAACCCAGAAGCAAGACCGAAAATTCCTACTAGTAAAAATAATCTTAGTTTATTATTTCAAAATTACGCTAAAGAACGACATCCTGAAATTTTAGACTTAGAAGAAAAAGCTATGGAACAAGGTTTAGATCAAGGAAACGTATATTCGGAATACAAAACAGAAAGGTTTCAACTTAGACAAACAAAAAATGAAAACATTCAAAGTTCATATGATGCAAACGGAACAGGGAAGATACTTAGAGAAATTATCGCTGCTCAAAACGAAGAATATTATTCTAATTTAGATGGCCTTCAAACTTTTAATCCAAAATACAAAAATATGTTTGACGATTTTGACAATATGGACCCGTCAGAAAACGCTTTTAATTTAGCAATTGATGAATACTTTAGAGTTATGAGTGAACCAGGATTAGAAGATCCGGTTACGGGTGAGTTTGATTTTGATGAACGTGAGAAACGAATTAAAGCATTACAAAATTCAGAAATAGTAGGTCCACAATACGAAAATATTCGCAAATATATTCGAGTGAATAAAACGCCTATAGAACAAGAACTAGATGATAACAGAGAAACTTTAAAAGAATATTGGGGCATAACAGATGATGTTGTTGAAGAAGAAAATTTTAAAGAAAAATATGATTTTTATCAAAGTCAAAGTGATGGAACTCAAACAGATATGGAAAGAGGAGAAGTTGAAAATCTTAACTGGACTAGAAAAGACAGAAGAAAATTAAGAGGAATTCAAGCAGAAATTGAAAAAAGAAAAAAAACATTACGAAAAGATAATTTTGTTATTGATGCCCTTCTTTATAAATGGGGTTATATGGATAAAAGTTTGAACAAAGATGTCAGAAGAGCTATTAGATCTATGAAGTCAGAACAAGGCGGAACAGTCTTAAGACGTCAAGATATTCAATTATATATAGAGGAATTTTTAATTCAGGACCTTAATTTCAGGTAGGGATACTTTTTTTTTGCCTAAAATGTCAGAAATAATTTTGATCAAATAAAAATAATTGCTACAATCAAATAAATAGTTAAATCACAGGAGTGCTTTAATGACATTACAAAACGAAACGGCGGGCTTTTCCGATAACGGCACAACCCCGTCAGTACAAGCAGAAGTAGAAGGAACTGGAACTCTTGAGCAACAGACTCCCGTAGCTGATGGCCTTGCAACCACATCTCCGGAAGACTTAAATGCCCAACAACCCACTATGGAAACTCTGCAAGCGCAACTGAAGGCCGAAGAATTAAAGTCTAAGAAACTTGAAAATGACAACAAATCTCTTCAGGGACGTCTACAAAGTCAGCAGAAAGGCAACCCTCAAATCGACGAATTGTCTGACAACATGGTGACATTAGTAGACACAGTCCAGGCGTTAATACGCCACCAAGGCACGCAGGATCAAGAAGCATATATGGAAGACTTACAAAAGGTTGAAGCAAACGCTGCAACCCGGAAAGTTACCAATAACTTCACGAGAACTGCAAATAGCTTTATTACCGAAATAGAAGAAATAGTTAAGGAAAGTGGTCTTGATTTAATGACTGCACCTGAACTAGCAGCATTTCGGGAATTATGGAGTCCTGCATATGAAAAGCAGGATTTGAGTGGCATCTATCAGGCTCATGCTGAATTCAATAGAACCATGAGAAGGATAGAAAGAGATCGTAGGTTAACTGAAAAAGATCAGCTAACTAAAGCCGCCGATGATCGGGTTAGAAGTTTTGCAGAGGAAAACGGGCTAAATGCTTTGGATTTAGATTCAACGTCATCAGCTCCGTCAACCGCAAGTGCAAACAATCTACTACAAAGAATGGGCGACTCTAACACTACGGTTTCCAGAGATGAAATAGCACAAGCGGCTGAAGTGCTTAGAAAGCAGGGAATCCGCATATAAATTAAATTAGGAGTTTAATTATGGCATCAGGGAATACAACCACAGATGCTCTCGCTGATTCGATTCCTACAATGATAGCTTCTGCTCGAATTGTAAGAGAATTTGCGGGCGTAATGCCTAACCTAGTAGATAGGCAAAGACTTGACGAAAATACCGGTACTGTCTGGAACGAAGTTTCAATGGCGAAACTTAGCGCACAGGCTGTATCAGAAAACACAGAACTAGATAACCCACAGCAAATGGAAGACACTTTGTTCTCCATTACACCTACAGTTGTCGGAGTTCACACAGTTATAACAGACCGTGTTGCTATGAGAATAAGCTCCAATGCTTACGCTCAGACAGGGTCATTGGCACAAAACGCTATTGAGCGAAAGAAAGACCAGGATGGAATTACCGCAATAGATGGTGCAACTACAGCATTAGGTGCTGCAGGAAACGCCCTTGATTCCGGTGAGATCGCCGCTGCTGCATATCGAATTACATCGAATACAACAGAGCCTGCTCCTGCCAATGTTCCAATACACGCAGTTCACCATGGATTCTGCTTAAAAGACATTGATGACGAATTAATAGCATCAGGTCTAGACGCAAGTACAAGTGGTGCGCCATTAACAGATGGAATATCTGTTGAAGCCTACCAGAACCGCTACAGAGGAACTATCGCAGGCGCAAGACTCTACGAAGATGGAAACATATCCATTGACGGTGATGATGACGCTAAAGGCGGAGTTTTCTCACAGGCAGCTTTAGTACTTGTAGAAGGTCGATCACCATACATCGAGACCAAGCGAATGCCTGAACTCGGTGGCGGTGCTACAGCAATGTATCACTACGATGAATTCGCATACGGTGAAAGGTCTGCGGGTAACTGGCTATATGAAGTTATAGCAGATGCTACAGCCCCAACGAGTTAATGAATGACAGAAGGAAAGCGTGGTCTGAAAAGCATGGCCCCATTCCTAAAGGTTGGGTTGTACACAACATGAATGGAGATATGGCGGATAACAGGATTGAAAACCTTGCCGCCGTACCTCGTAAAACAGGAAATATATCAGAAGTAGTCGCTCCCTACAGGAAGCGTATAAGGCAATTGGAGCTAGAGCTTCAGAAGGAAAAAGAAAATGGCTACAGTTCAAGGACCGAGAGGTCAAATTGAAATATTTGAAGATTTCGTAGGTGCAGAAGTTCCTGTCGCATTAACTAATGCGTTTGGAAATATCGGATCCCTACGAGTAATTGGTGACGGACTTGCAGAAACAGACTCCGGAATAGTTTCACTAGATGCTGACGGAGTAAATGGTGTTGCACAGTTCACTACCACAAACGAAGACAAGCATGCAGCCGGTGTAACTACCGCTGCTATGTATGACGTAGGAAACATGGGAACCATAGTTGCTGAAGCTAGAGTTCGGTTACCTGCAGTTGCTAACAGAGAAGTATTCTTCGGACTAAGCGATGTCAATACAGACACCGTTTCTTTAGAAGATGATGTCTTTCACGGCAATGGCACAACTATAACTCTTACAGCATCTGACGGTGCAGGTTTCTTATTTTGCTCAGAACTAACAGACGCAACAGACTGGCACATGATCTATAACGGTGGAACCACAACAGGTGAAACCACTTCTACTAACGTAGATGCAGATGATGTAGCTACTGCAGGAGAGTTTCAGATTTTGAGACTCGAAATTGCAGAGAACGGAACATGCCGATGGTATATCGATGGTGTTCTAAAGCAGACAAAAACAGGTGCTGTTTCAACAACAGTTGATATGGCAGTAATCCTGGTTGTCGAAGCAAAAACAACTACAGCACTAACCATGGATGTTGATTACTTCTATGTAAGAAGTGCTAGAGACTTCACCATTTAGGAGAGGTAAGTGGCAAAACTTGTTGAACTAGCCACATCGGAACTTTGGAGTCATGAGCCGTGCTATTACCTCTCTGAGATGAATAGGATGGGTCCTGATTCCAAAGGACTGAGAAGGTACCAAGCAATAACGGTTATTAGAAGTGACCGGAAAGTAAGGATGGAACGAGACATTGGAGATGCAAGACTCTTCGGTGAGCAGTTCCAACTTATATGTGGTGTACCTGACGGTAAAGGTGGAGGTGAAAGTCTATATACGGTGGAAGAAGCAATGCGTTTAGCACAGGACATGAATTTAAAACCACCACCCAAAACTGAAGTTAAGCCCAGAGACTGGAACAAAATCTTCTGGGACAACGTGGAAGAAAAAAACAAGTGGAAGAGAGGACAAAGTACATTTGGTCCCCTCTTTAAAAAGGAGCGAACGTAATGGCTGACGAACCTTTAGTACATGAAATGTTAAGAGATGCAGAACAGGCAGAAGAACCGGGAAATATGAAAATCGGAACTCCTATTGGTAATGCAAACGGAATACAGATGACGGCAACTGAATTAAGAAGTGCCGGCTATGTTTATGTTTACAACGTAAGAACAGGAGACCGAAGCACAGTTAACCGAAACATGCTTGAACAGCAACTTCAGAAAACTTTTGAAGACGGAACATATGCATTTACTACAAGAAAGCCTGAAGGGCTAGAACCTTCTAAAGGCAAAATTAAATGTATGTTACATGCAGATGACCCCAACAGAGAAAAATATAACTCTATGGGACTTCCTGTATGTCGTAAAGCAAACATCGTAGCTTCTCATGATTTAAGAATACATATGGAAAAAAGACACCGTAGAGAATGGGCAACCATTAACGGTGACGAAATACAAAAAGAAAAACAAAGGGAACTAGAACGTCAGGATAATCTGGCAGAAGCCATAAGATTGCTCGCTGAACGTGAAGCTCCTAGAAGTTCTGGCAATAACCAGAACAGAGGAAAAGGTAATGGCTAAGAATAATTTTTCTCCCATTCCTAGTTCTTTAGTAACTCATGCTGTTACTGATTCGGCAACGTCTTTGACAGTTCCCGATCAGGGTAATTATGCAGAGGGGTATGTCAGGACTAATTCCGTTGTTGAGACAAGGGATGGAACTGCACCTACTACAACTAAAGGCAGGCAATGGGCGGCAGGCGATATTATCGTTTTAAGATCAAGAGATGAAGTTACAGGATTTCAAGTCATCCGTCAAAATGCTTCTAACGCAGCAACCATAGA